GTGATTTAATTAAAATTAAAAGTGTAGACGGTGTAACACAAACACTTGATTACAATGTTTATAGAATTGTAAGCGATGTTCAAACACCAGCAGATAGAGCCACACTACATAGACCCGCAAATGAATATAATGCAACTTTGCCAAACGTAACATTTGATGTTGGACCTGCAAATGTTTATTGGCAAGTTAAAATGGTGCAATATCCACAATGGAATATATTTGCTAGAAATCAAGTTAGTTGGAATGGATCATTTGTATTTTATGAGGTTATACAGCAATAATGGCATTGGTTAGTAGAAGTGTGAAGTGGGGAACGGCTATATTTGTTAGTCTACGAGTTGAAGACCCCGCGACTTCAAGTTATGTAAATCATAACTTTAGCGACTATTATAAAGAATATAGTTTAGCAGGATTAACATTTGAACCATTAGGCAGTTTATTAAGTGTAAGTCCTGTGCAAGATGATTTACGAGCTAGAACAAGTGATTTAAGTATTGAAATAAGTGGTGTGCCCAGTGCTAATGTTACACTAGCATTTAATACAAATTTAAAAGGTAGTCAAGTAAAATTATGGAGAGGATTTTATAATTTAGAAATAAGTCCATATGATAGTTTTTCTACTACACCAGAATTAAAGTTTCAAGGCATTGTTAACAACGTAGGATTTACAGAACAATATAAAACTAATGAAAGTGAGTTTACAATCTCTTTTATTTGCACTAGTGAACAAGGTATTTTATTAAAACAAACAAATGGTCGCAGAACAAATAAAGATGATTTTGGCAGTGATAAGTGTTTTGATAGAGTGAACAGATTAAAAAATAGTAATTTTAACTTTGGTGCTCCAAATACAGTGCCAAGATTAGGAACCAAATAATGAGTTTTTTAAGTGGATTAGCCAGTATAGCCAAATCAACATTTGGCTTTTTAACTGGAAACAGCATTGGTAGTCAAATAGCAAGAACAGTATTAACTGGATTTGCTGTTAAAAAGATGATTGATGCTCGCCAAGTTGAAACAAACCAAGATGATTTAAGTATACAAGAAGAAGCACCAGATTATGGTGTAAGAGAACAAGCCAATGCTGATCCAACAGCAAAGATTCCTGTTGTTTATGGTCGTGCCTTTACTAGTGGTAAAGTGTTTGATGTAAGAATGGACAACAACAATCAAACAATGTGGTATGCTATGGCATTAAGTGAAAATACAGGTGCATTATTATCAACAGGTGCTAGTTGTGTATTCACATTTAGAAGAATTTTTTACAACAACAGTAGAGTTGTTTTTCAAAATGATGGTATTACTGTAGATCATACAGTTGATGTTAATGGTAAAATAGATTATAGTTTAAAAGACCTAGTTAAAATTTATTGTTATCAAGGAAGCACAGATAGTAGTAATCAAAAAGCACCATTAGGATATACATTAAGTTCGGCAGTAAACGCTTATGATGTATTTCCACAATGGGAAACTCCTGTAGGTGCTTATGGACATAAAGCACAAGGTTTAGTATTTGCACTAATAAAAGTTGATTATGACAAAGAAAAGAATGCCGCAGGTTTAGGATCATTTGTTGTAGAACTAGAAAATAGTTTGAAACTACCAGGTGATGTGTTAGCCGATTATATGAATTCACAATACTATGGTGGTAATATTCCTTTTACTAAAATTAATCAAGCCACAACAGGTAATGGACTAAGAGCATTAAACACATACAGTGAAAGCCATAGTTCATTTACTGATGATAGACCAGATACAATAAAAACACTTGGACCGTTCCCTTCAACCGCTTTGAGCGAAACATATGCAACAACAACACCTTTAACTATTAACATAGGTGATATAGGTGGTAGTGTAGATGACTTTTATGGAAGCGATGCTATATCAGGTGGTGAAGTAAGAGTGTATATTAGTTTTACAGGTGTAGATGATATTAGTGTAACATTTACATTTCCAACACCTACAGACACAACAGGATATACAACTTTTAGTTCAAACTATTTTGCTTGGGCAAGACAATTTAGATATCCAAGTGGTGGAAATGCTGACGCAGTAAATAACAAAAATGATGTTTTAACAAATACAACATTTACATTAACTAATCAAACAAGTGATTTTAGTTATACAATAAATTTACAACAAGCAATTGAAGGTTCTTGGGTTACAAAAGAATCTAGAACAGTAAACGTAACACTAACATAGGAATAACAAATGGCAATTGATTATACAAGAAATGATTTTGAAATAAACGGTGTTATTGATACAAATAAACCTGTTTGGAAAAATATTGAAAATATTGCCAACAGTGCCGGTGCTTGGGTAACCTATGACAGCACAACAGGACAATATGAAGCAGTTGTAAACAAAGCAGGCACTAGCAGTCATAGTTTTAATGATACAAATATTATTGGTGCTATTAAAGTAAGTGGCACAGGATTAGATCAATTATATAATAAATGTTATGTTTCATTTCCACTAACAGATGTTAAAGACAGTAGTGATACTTTAAGAATATCTGCTCCCCCGGCAATACTTAAAGATGATGAACCAGATAATCAAATGAACTTAACGTATCCGTTAGTTAACAATCCGATTCAAGCCGCAAAATTAGGATTATTAGAACTTAAACAAGGTCGTGTAGATTTAATTGTAGAGTTTACAACAGACTTTCATCAAAATGATGTAAAGGCAGGTGAATTAATTGATATTACTAATGATATTTTTGCTTGGACTAATAAAGTATTTAGAGTATTACAAATCAAAGAAGTAGATAATGGTAAAGACTTGTTATACCAAATTACAGCATTAGAATATGATAGTGATGTTTATACATTTGATGTAGGAAAATCATCTCCTAGTTGGCCAGATTATTATAGTATTGCTGATGAAGATGGTATTAATACTATTGGCGAACTTGCTCAATGTGTTACACCTACAGTAACAAGAACAGAACAAGTTAGTCGTCCAAATTTCTTAGTTGAAACAACAGTGCCAAATCAACCAGGTATTGTTGAAGGTGTTGAAGTATGGTATTACAAAATACCTGACAGTGAATTACCTAGTTGGGAAACAGTAGATGACGCCGCAAGAACATATAATAAAATTTTTACAATAAGACCAACAGGAAATCAAACAGTATTTCCACCAAACCAAGATGTTAGTCACGATATTGATACACTAGACGCAGGCAATTATCTATTTAAAGTAAGAGCAGTAAACAGTGTTACTACTGGACCATTTAGTGATGTAATGGGCAGTTATGAAGCATATGATCCACAACAAACAACAGATAGAATAGATAATAATACTGAAGTAGATGAAGGTAGTGGTAATATTTTAACTACATTTGGACTTGCTGGACTGATTGCATTAATTAATAGTTTAATTAGAGATAATTCAAATGCTAGTGGTGGTGTATTTGATAAAATTTTTAGTATCTTTAACACTGATAAAGGTTATGATTTAAGAAGCAATTCACAACTTGATAAACTAGCAGGAACAACTGGTGGTCCAATGGTTAGTGTTGCAACAGGATCATACGATACAGGGTTCCCAAATTTGGGAACAACAACTGGACCAACTCTTATGACCACAGTTAGTTTTAGTCCTAGTTATACAGGTAACTACCTTGTTCAAGGATTATTTGATACTAAAGGAACATTAACAGCCGGCACAACAGACTTACGTGGTTATCGTGGTGTTAGTTATAATCTAGTAGATGGTGTAGGTAATCCAGTAGCGGATCCAAATAATCCAGGAACATACTATACAGTTGCTGAACCTTTTGATACTATTAGTGTTAGTATGACATTAGATGATGGAACAACAACATTATTATCACAAGGATCAGGTGGTGTAGGTGCAAACTATTGGCAAGATTTTATTTTAAGTGATACAGTTGCATTAACAGCCGGCACAACATATTATATAAAATTTTATTATAACTGGCAAACAGATTATGCCGCATCAACTAGTAAACTTGGTTGGGACATATCATACAATGTTTACAGTGTATTATAATAGGTAAGTAATATTATGAAGTTAGATGATCAAGTAAAAGAGAATACAAAAAAGATAGAACAAATTGGTAATGATATTGTTCAAATTCGAGACAATCATCTACATCATATAGAAAATGATATTGCAGAATTAAAATATGACATCAAAACATTAAACGCTGATGTTAGAAA